TAAGCATTACCAGAAGCACCTACGACATTTGCATAAGCATTACCAGAGATACTTACAGTATTGGCATAGCCATTAGAACTATTAGCCATAAGACCAGAATAGTTATTTGAAGATAGACTCACTAAGTTAGCGTAAGAGTTACCAGAGATACCAACAAGATTAGCGTAAGAGTTACCGGAAATGCCTACAAGGTTAGCATAAGAGTTGCCAGAGATACCAACAAGATTAGCGTAAGAGTTGCCTGAGATACCCACTGTGTTTGCGTAGGCATTAACACTGTTAGACATAAAACCAGAATAGTTATTTGAAGAGACAAACCCTACATTTGCGTTATTATATGCTGCATTTGCAACACCAAAAGCAGAATTAGTAGTGTTAAACGTAAGATTTAACAATAGATTCTGTTCATTTAAATAAAGAATAGATTGATTGATTTTGATTCTTTGTTGATCAAAGGTGTCGTTAAGACTTACGTTTGCTAATCCCATGTTACTTTAAGACCTTTTTTAGCATTTCTTTAATTTCTTGCATGTCGGTTTTGAGTGAAGAAACGTCCTCTTTCATTCTCTCAAATTCTCTATTTTTAGTTCTTTGCTTTTTATATGCCTGTAGGGCATCCTTATCTGTATTTATAAGAACACCCTCAGACACTTTACTTATTCCAGGAACATCTGTTTTAATCATTATCTATTCCTATTACTTTTGTAGGGCCACCACTCTCAAATCTGCAACTCTTGGAACGATAGCACTGTTCTGTCCGAGCAATCCGACCTTTATCTGATAATACTTAAATCCAGAGAATTGAATACCCTGACTGTTTGTGTATTGAATGACACCATCCTGATCACCGATAGTTCCTGTTAGATATGAATCCGGAACCTTAAAGGTAAACTCTTTGAAATCATTTCTATTAGAAGCAGATGAATACAAATCACTTCCAACTTTCTCTAGTTCAATCCAGGTAACAGTTGGGAATGTATCAGAATCTTCGGCATGTTGAATCTTCATCCATACCTTAACATCTGATGTTGGTGGACGATAAGCAGTCAATATTACTTGAACGTCTTCTGCGTCCTGCTGATCATCTAATACAGCCTGTTTTGAAATATACTTGTTAAGCAGATTACCACCATATGGATTGTGAGTGGTAAACAAATTATCAATAGTTGCTGTATAAGTAGAAGCACCATTACCGAATGTTACAGTCTCTCCATCAATAAACTCGGCATTCTGCACCTCAATACGGCATGTATTGGCATCCACAGATAGTATGGTAGAGTTGGCACTACTTAACGATCCTTCAATAAAGTTGCCCACATTTAGATATTGTCCGTTTGCGGTGACGGTGATTTCGGCAGATGTATAAGTTTCACCTACAGTATTTGAATTGATCTTATTATCAATCAAGAGAGTATGTGTTCTTTCTAGGTCCAAAATTGGTGTCATGTATTCAGATTCAGTTAACATTGTAACTTCAATCTGAGATGATCTTTCAGTTGAACCCAAAGCAGCAATTTCATTAGGTCTAGACATAATCTTTAATTCAGAATCATAGTAATAATTTACATTCTCTTTGACTGAGATATAGTCTAATAAAGATCCACTGTATGCATAGGGTCTAAATCTAAATGTGATATCGGTTTTGTTAAAATCTAGATAAGAAGGTTCAAAATCAACAACCGAATAACGGTAGTCTAGAATAGCATTTACAGTTGCCACGGCTCCAGTAACAACACCTGTTATGGTGTCATTAGCCTGAATGATAGAATTTACAAAATTAGGAATAGAAAACTCACCTCTATTATTGAAAGGTCTATTTTTCCAGTCACCAAATCCTCCAGAATTGATATCAATAGGATTAACTGTTTTGAATCTATTGACCTTACCTTGAGGACGACGAATTGTTGAAATGATTGACGTAATACCCTTAGGAGAGTTTGATGAGTTGTAAACATCCACAGTTTCATTGTTCACGAACTTATTATTAGCAACAAAGAATATGTTTGAATCTTTGCGTGAAACCGCAGAGTTCGCACCAGATGTTCTGCCTCTAAGTCTGTCACCAACTACAATACTTCCGGTATTACCAACTAGTGTCATAGCAGGATTGCCGACAAAAGATTCACCAATTGTTGTAATTGAAGTTGTAGTAGTACCTCCCACTACAGAAGAAACATCTTTAAGATCCATTCTCATATAAGGCTTGTTGCCTAATACCGCTGTTCCTATGTTTGCTGTACCTGTAGCAAAACTTGCACGATTAAACTTAATCTTCAGGTCTAGTCCTTCAACAGGAATCCAGTTTAGATTATTGTTAGTTGTAAAGAATGTTCCTGATAGTGGACGACTAGTGTATTGCTGTGTAGTTGAACCGAATATATACTCACCCTTACGAGCAACCCATAGGTTATATCCAGGATTAATACCTTCTGTGTGAATAACAAAAGCGTATTGAACATCACTATACAAGAATATTGGCATAGAAAACTTAATGTTTGTGGCTACTGTGCCATTTGAACTGACATTAACTTCCCCAGTTTTTTTCCATACAACGGAGAATGGCACTGTGTTACGTGTGATGCCGCCGTCGGGTGACATTTCACGAACCTCAAACCATATGCCTAATGTAGGATGCTTTGCTTGGAAATAGACATCAACAGAAGACAAGAACAATCCTTCATCGCCTGGAGGTGCTTTTGGTAAGAATGAATACGCCGAGCAAGACACCAAATCTTTAAAGGTATTTGATGTGGTTGACGTGGAGGTGGTATATGTCTCACTCAATGCCTGAGTAGTAGATACAATTCTTCTTGTTGTAAGAACAGTATTTTGTTTCTTAGCTATTATACCAGATGATGTAAAGTAATCCTTAGCAAATGTTGTAGCATCTACTTCCGAATTTGTTGGACTATCAATTACTCTAACCTCTTTGGTACCTATTGTCCATTTGCTAGGAGCAATTCTTAACAAGAAATACAGAGAGCCATCGGTATTAACTTTTAGATTTGATCCTTCGGCAGACACATTTGTCCAAAGACTTGGTGTAATAGTTCCGTCATCATAATCTTGAAACTGTGTAGTTGTTATTGGAGTGCAGAATGAATCAACAGACTCACCATCAAAGAATGGATACACTCGTGAATTTGGAAGCAATCCTAATACAGATACTCTAATAACCTGAGGTCTGATATAGGCAGGATACTCAATACCAACAACTCTTTCACCTAGAGAAACCGAGCTACTTTCTAGAGAATAGTTAGTTTGTGTTCCTGTTCTGCTGTTTTGTGTTGTAGTTGTCGTGGTTGTAGTGTTCATCAACCAGCGATCATTATATCCACCAAAACCTAATATTCCACCTTCGGGCTGTAGTTTATATCCATATTGACTTGTTGGACCAGGTCCTTTTGAAGTTCCCCATCTTGATCCATATGCATATACTTCTTGTGATGTTGTTGATGATGATGTTCCCACAATCTGTGACTGCCATTGATTCCAGGTAATCATCGTTGCAGGCACATCCTCTTGGGCCGGACCAGTAACAATCTGATTATCTGGTAACACATCAGAGTCTACCCAAACATCTGTATCTGGATATAGCGTCATCTTTCCATTAAAACGATATGACGAAACTTCAACGTTTCTATATGATGTTGCTATAGGCTGTTCTAGCAGCACCTTTTCGGTGAATGGCAGATGTAGAAGTCCATTACTAATGTTAACTTTGGTGTTAGAGATAACATCATACTTAAATGATTTAATATCATAGTATGGACGAATTGATCTTTCTAGAGGATCTACAACTATCTTATAATTAGGATTGTTAGTATCACCAAGACTATGATCATTAAATGTATCTACAAAATAACCATTCTTGAATCTTGACAATCCGTTTTCATCTAGAATTTGTAAATCTGTCGCTGCTTTTTCAAGCAAGTTCAAAGCATTATAGTATTCAAGATTTTCAATTCTATCTTTAAGAACACCAATGTCTCTCATAGTAAAGCGAACATTTGAAATCTTGGATATACGACATGCTAAGTCTGGACGACCAATTGCGTTTGCGTAAAATGGTGATAGTGAAGGAAACGGCGAAACATATATCTGAGATAGAGGCATTGAATTTTCATTTGCCTCTGGTCTAAATGGAATTGCCGCAGGTGTTCCTTTAAGAACCTTAATGCTTCCGTCTTTATCAAGAGCAATGATATCTTGTCTGGCAAGATAATAAGAGTAGTCATAGGTAAACTGAGATGCAGGAATAGGCATTCTGAGTCCATTAGTTTCAAACAAGAATGCACCAGTTCGGGCAGGATTGGTTGAAGCAGTTCCTACAGTTGTCGTATCAGTTGCAGTTGATGACTTAACTGGTCTAAAATCGATACTGTTTCTAAGATTATAACCGATACCAGTTGTTGGTGAAATATAGTATGGAATGTCTTCTGTTCTAATATATCCTGAAGGAAGAGTCGCAGAATCGTCATCAATTGGATAAGAATTGACAGAAAAATATCCACGTCCAGATGTGAATGATGGACTAAAATAATCAAGAGACACTAGAAAATAATCGGTCGCACCACAGTTAATACCACTAGGTCTAATAGATGCGTGTTCGTAGTGTGTATCTCTTTGTCCATCATCAAAGATAAAATACTGAGTTACATCTGTTCCGTCAGTTAATGATGACGGTGCAGAACCAGTTTTCTTAACAATTTTATTAATGCGATATACATCTGAGAAACCAAGATTAAATGGACCTAGTCTAGATGCTTGTGTACCCACATTAATTATTACTAAACGATTCTGTCTTAATGACTTTGTAATTTCTCTAGCATAAGGAGATGATGTTGCTGTTCTTGCTACAGGATATGTAATCTTTGAACCTGCCAAGTCGCCAACAAACGATTCATTGAGGTTAATAGTTAACTGAGTTGGTGTTGCTGTAACTACTCTTCTAGATCCGTCATTAGATCCTTTTGATGTCAAATCAATCAAATCGCCTGCTTTGTAAGCCTTATAAAATACCGCACTGGTTACAGTAGATGGCAGATTTTCTGTTAATGTCAGACTTGTGTCGCTTGTAATAGTCTTAATAAAGAATGTGTTTGAAACTCCGGCAAATTCAATTTTATCACCTACGTTAAGGCGATTAAATTTAGTACCTACACCTGTTACAGCGTCTGTTCCTGAGGTTCCGCTAACAATACCCGTCATGACAATATTAGAACTAACACCCACAGACAACATGATTTCTTTCTTGTCGCTGTCACTTAAAGTTGTGGTGCCATAAGGAAAGATTTCACTTGCATCAGATGTGAACGATACAGTGGCGGTTCCTGTAGATTGAATAGAAATTGTTGATGTTCTTAAAAAGTTGAAGTTCATCTTTGGATTGCCGTCAGAACCTCTTAGAGTTCTTGTGGAATCAGATCCAACATTATAGATTAGTGTGCTTAAACCAGGTTCGTTCAATACAGCCTTACCTGAAATGGTGTCAAGAACAACGTCTGCACCGAATGATGATGATGTATTTGCTACATGTTTAACACTTGAGAATGGATTAGTTCCGCTCATTTTAACATCAAACAGATAAACTCTTATCTGCCCGTCTGGTGCACCCAACAGACCGCTTTCATACTGCACAGATTGAATCTTGGCAGTACCGATATTAGCTCCAGATGGAGAACCAGCCGTCCATGTTTTATTAGTTAGTCGTCTTGACGTTTGATTATAAAGAGTTACCTGAGCACCAATGTCGGCAGTTATCATACCAACAGCCTGATTACAGGTTACATACGAACCCATTGTGGCAGTGGCAATCTGACCACTAACATTGCTGTAAGTGTTTGCTTTATCAATTGTTATATATTCAGTAACTAGTTTATTTACCTCATAACCTTTGACATATCCTGTTCCAGGTTCAACACCAATTGATAATCTTGAACTGCTTCCGCTGGCATCAAAACCACCGTTAATGCCCGTATCAAGATTTTCTCTAACTCTAACTCCAAGACCTCTAACGTAGTAATCTCCAGACTCGTCAAATGTTCTCTTGGCTATTTCGTCGCCAATAATATTATACTGAGAACGATCAAAACGTTCGGTAACAATACCATTATCAATTGAAAATAGTTCAATAAAATCTTTTGGATTTTGCTGGTCAAATGCAATTACTTGTAGTTCGGGAGACAGTTTAAATCTATCAGCACCTGGTGCAGAGAAGTTAGATGCTTCCTGTGCCGGATCAAGTAGACTTGAATCGGTCAATGATGTAATAATTTCTTCTGTAATATAGAAGCCAACCTTACAACTTGGGTTATTACTATATCTTGAAAGAACAATAGACTGAGCAGGAAAATAAATGAAATGTTCTTTAGCAAAGATAACGCCTTCACGAATAATAAATCTGGCACCTGTTCCTGATGGACTGCTATCTACAACGACTAGTGTCTTACCATCGGATGTTGTAAGACTTTCACCTTGCTGAAAAGTCTTGACCGTCGGATCGGTAGCCGAGATACTTGTATATCCGACATAAATTGTTTTTGTATTTGAAGATGACTGAGTGCCATCAACCACATCAACAATTGTACCTACAACACCACTTGAAACACCGGTTACTTCCAAATTTTTATATGTAGAAATAGTAACCTCATTAGAGGCCGCATCTAAGTCTTTAACTTTTACATAAGGAGATTTGAGGTCAAGAATGAACTCACCTGGAATTACAATAGAACCTTCCTTGAAAATGTTTCTACCAAACAAGTCAACCTGTTTCTGTATGATTGACTGCATTTGTGTCAATTCTCTAGCCTGCACTGCATATCCGGGCTTAAACAGAATACGATAAAACTGCTTCTTAATATCGTAATCATCATAATAAGGTGTTACGTTAAAGTCGGTGGACAGTGTAGTTGAATTGGCGCTAAAGATTTCATTGTTGGCAAGGTCTACCATTTTTATTCTTTCCTTTTAGAAACTTAGTAGAATTTTAAATTCTTCGTTCTGGTCTATAGAACGTTCGATTGGTGTTATATGATCTATATATAAAAGTTTTCCTGAATACGGCTTCATATCAGGATCGAGAACAGAACTAACATATCTAGTTGTGGTCGTTGTATTGCCGGTAATCAAGTCAGATGTTGGCGTTCCTTGAACGTTTGAAAGTTTCAAACTATTATTAGAGAAATCCCATTCAACTACAAGACCTCTGAAAGTTGAATTGGCCAAATTTTTACCTTGATAAACCCATTCATCTTCCTGATAATTTGTGGTTGCAGAACTCTGAGCCATAGACAAAACTGTTAACTGAGAAACAGCAGCGTTTGAAATGACATTCGCCTCATTGAATACCAGTGGGTCTTCAATAATTGCAATCTGTCTATAATCATTAGCAACCGATAAAACGCCGCCCTCAAAATTATTAATCTTGGTATCAATCATAAGATAAGAACCACCTAGTTCATATAGTGGGTCTGATCCGTGTCCACCAGGTGGACTGATAACTGCTTGTGCTGTTGCACCAGTGCCTGTGTTAGACCTAATAGCAACATTAGCAAAAGTGAATTTAGATCCTTTGTTATCAACAATAATACTTTCAATTTGAAATGTGGTAGCATTTCTTCTGGCTACTGCATTGGCGAACAATCCATCACCGGTAATGTTTACTGTGATATTATTAGATGTGTATCCTGTGCCACGATTGACCACAATAATATCATGAATTGCACCGTCAACAGCGTTATCTTGAACTTGATACTGTAATGTATTATCATTATTTAAAAGTGTTCTGACTGGCATAAAAGAGTCTGTTAAAAATCTTTCTTGATCTTCAGCAGAGATAGAATACATATACTTCCAAATATACTTATCGGAAGTTTGAAAGTTGCCTACAGGGTTTGTTGATGTTGGTTTAGATATAGAAGCGTTTCCATAATTGTTACCTAAACACTTATAAACATTGAACTCATCTGTTAGAACATAGAAGGCTGTATTGGCATTTTTATAATCTTTAGAGTCAGCAAATTGATTATATGCGAAATAAACCGAATTGTTTGTCCAGTTAAAACGAGGAATGACGTGACGCATATCATTGCCAGTAATGCGTTTACCACCTATCATGTTATTCCAAACATCAATAACAGATGCCACCGAGGTATTTGCTTGAGGAGGATTGATATCATTCACCCAAGAATATGCTCTACCAAATGTTAGATAAAGATTGGAACTGGAAGGCTCAGAAACAGATTCACGAAACTGTTTTGCTAAGAATACTCCAAGGTCTTTAGAACGAACTGATGACATTATTTTCTCTCTTTAGTCTATTTATATACCAAATCTTCTACGGTAAGCATTAAATTCTCTGAGGATTTCTGTATTGGACAATCTCTTGTTATAGATTTGAGCCATTGCAATCTTTCCTTGAAACGTATTAGGCTTAAAGCCGTTTGTGGTTCCGAGATATAGATCACCTGAAGAGTCTGTGTTAGCATTTGAAACACCGGTACTAACAACTTTAAACTCACCATTCATATATCCACGAATGTTAATACCTTCAAAGGTAAAGGCTGCCTGATACCACGCATTACTATTGACCGTGCCAATGGTTATAATATTGGATGTAGTAGAATCACCGACACTAACTTTGAGGCTACTATCCTGAATGAACATTCGGAAGCCTCTATTATTAGCACCATTTACTTTACTTGCTATGTATTTATTACCGTTTGTATTAGATGAATTAAACCAAGTGACAAACGTCATTACAGAAGCGGTGTTTATAGCATTGCCATGGGTTAGTGTTACGGAGTCATTGGCATAAACACCATTAAACTGAACACCACTGGCTCTGAAGTGTGCATTATTAGTTAATGTTGCAAAACTATTTGCATTGACAGAATTGTACCAAACATTAGTTCTATCATAATAAACATTACCAACATTTGCCGCTGTATTTGAAGTTCCTGTTCTGGCATCATATGTGAACACATTAAAGTTTCCACTAGGAATATAACTTGCACTATTAGCAACGTCAAAATACAGAACCAGATTAGCAAAGGCGTCTGTGGTAAATGGTATTGTATTAACAACGTTAGCAAAAACATTGTTCTGACTGTCATCACTATAAACATGCTGTCCAAATAGTAACATACCAGCAGGATGTGACAGTTCTTTAATAGACTTTCTATATCTACTAAGTGACACATCTGATTTGATAACATAAGAATATGGCTGATAATAATCTCTGTCCTGAATGAAGTTATAGCCAGATAGATGACCGTCATCATTAATATATCTACCAGGATATGTGTAAATACCGGTAACAATGTTAGCAAATGCCTGTGCGGTACCATCGCCTTGTGACTTTAGATTAATTGTAGGATTGGTTAGATAACCAGCACCACCAGAAAGAACTCTGAGTCTTTCAATAGAACCGATAACATTGGATGTTGCTTCTAGTAATTCACCGTCTCCAATAATAGCGGTGACCATAACATTAGCATTAGATCCAGTAGTTGTTACAACATTTGCTATTGGTAGCGAAAGCATAGAGTATCCTGCACCACCAGTATTAAATCCATCTCTTGGATAGAATGCTACTTGTTGAATGGTTCCGTTAGCATCAACCACGGTGACAACGCCATTTGCACCTTCACCATAGTCTCCATACTGATTAATAAACTCAATGATGTCACCTGTCTGATATCCTATACCACCATCTATAATTTCCATACGTCCAAGAATACCAAAAGAACGAACGAAGTTATTTGATAGAACATCTAAAGTAGGAAGTTCAAAATAATTTGAACCTGGATTTGTTATTGCTGTAGCAACGATTGGGCCGCAAGGACCATAAGTCCAATACACCATAGAATTTGACAAAGTTGTATTGGCATTTGGTTTCTTTCTGATATCAAAGGATAAATTGGTCTGACTACCTGGTAGTCCAGGTGGTGAAATTTTTAGATAGGTAGAATCACGAGCAGATTCTACGATAGTGTAATCGGTTCCCGAAACAACGATGATATCACCAGTTTCAAAATACACGTTAGAGTTAGCACCCCAATGAGACAAAGTTACCTCTGTGATACCGCTGCCTGGTATGGTGCTTATTGTTAGATTACTAGTATTTGTCCACAGCGTAGCAAGATTGGTGTATGAAAAACTTTCGTTGAGGTCTATAGTATTAGCGATTTGAACATTAGCCACATCAGATATTCTGGAACCCACAACGTTATATGAAGAAGGATGAAATGATTCGTCGTCATTAACAGATGAAATGATGGCCGCCGCATTTTTACCACCGCCGCCAGTGAATAGTAGTTGATCATTAACTCTGAAGCCAGCGCCGGGTAATGTAACTGTGACAGATTTAATTTTACCTTCGAGATTGGCTTTGGCAACCTTGGAAATAATAATGATACCACCAGAGCCAGAATTGCTTTCAATAGGAACACCTGCTCCTTGAATGTATCCTGAACCTGCCGATGTTACTGTGGCAGAGATAATAATACCAGAGAATAGATTACAAGATAGATGCTTAACTTCACCTTCTTCTTCAAAGAAAGTAAATAGTTTTTCACCGTTTTCAAAGTCTTGTTCAACAGCAGAAACTTTAAGTTCTGTTACTAATACACCATTATCATAATACTGATCGGCGGCTTCTACGGTACATGTTGAATTAGAGTTAGCACCACGAATGGATCGCCCTCTAAACAAAGTATAGGCTGACGCATTAGCGACATTATTAACAGCAAAGTCTTTAACGTTTAACGACTTTTCAACAAACCACTTACCATCGGAAGCACGTAGAATGTCGTTCTTTGGATAATAGAACTCTACTTCCTCATTATATAATGCTCGCATAAGAAAGCGAATAGACTTTTCTGAACCACGAGAACGATAAAACTCTTTGGCATGTTTTAAAAGCAGAACTTTGTCAGCAAGAATACTGTCAGGAATTAATGCTGTAAAATTGTCATACAGTTTTTGAAGAAAGGCATGATAATCATTTTCTTCGTGTAGACTATGAGGCTCACCCACAAGAGCATCATGATCAATATCTTGCTTGATTTCATCAATATCAAGAAATCTAGGAAAGTTTTTGGTTACATAGTTTAACTGTCCGTCTCGTTCCAGGAACTTATAGTAATACTCCATGAACTCAACAAAGCGTTCATGTTCATCTCTGACGAATGCCGGAACTTGTGACTTTATTAATAATGAGGTTTTATTGTTACTACTCATGCCGTTTCTGGAACCATTTCTAATTGAATAGCCTGAATGTTATTAGTATCAATAGCAAGAATACGATTTCTCAAAGGTTCAATAACGCCTTGCTCAGGAATGACATTGATAGTCAAAACATCTTGATCATAAAAATCATTTGAAACAACCGACACAGGATTCAATGAGGATAGAATTACCTGACCAGTAGAATAGTCAATTGTTCCTGCGTTATCATTAATGATAACTTTTTCACCATTTGTTTTATAGTAGTATGATCTTAGAATTCCTAAAGACGATTTCAATTTAACATTTAGAACTGCACCTGTTCCGTCAGCATCATTAATGGTAATGAATGCTCGGCTATAATTGATACCTGGATTAGTAACAGTTACTTTAACAAATCTTCCATTGACAATAGTTGCCTCGGCTGCTGCACCTGTTCCGTCACCTGTGATAGTCAAGGTTGAACCAGAAGCATAGTTAATACCAGGCGCTAAAATTTGAATTGAATCAATACCTGTATAAGACTCGGGAACTTCTTCGTATAATATTTCACGCTTAATCGCCGAAGAGTCAGTGACACCTACAGTAGGATAACTATACAACTTAAAGTTATAGTCGCCTTTTCTCAAAGATGTATTGAAGTTTACAACGTAATTGTTGTTGTCGCCTATTTCTAGTTTAATTCGTCTCTGCAAGAAGATATCAATATCAGAAGATGTTATTGATGCTTCCGACTGCTCTATATAATTTTGTAGTTTGGACAACTTAAAAGTTGACTTGAATGTGTATAGTTCCGTCTGAGCATAATTAAAAATTGATTCTTTAATGATATTAAGAATCTGACCTTGTGTTCGGGTTGTTAGATTTGGATTATATCTAACCTTTCCACGAACAAGAACAAAGATATATTCAGGATCTATGATGACAGGTTCAACTGTCATAACGTTACGATTGGCAATTAGTGTTTTGGTGATTTCTTCTTTTTCAAGGTTTGTTAATGTAAAGTACCCTTTTGTCTTCAAAGACATGAACACTTTACCATAAACAGGAGGATTGTTTTCTTCTCCGCCCCATACAACGGCTGACTCAATGTTCGGATAATCTTTTGTTACCAACGCTTCATAGTCATTCTTTGTAACCGCACGGTTCTGAGAGGTATAATAATTTGGTGCACGAAATCTTATCTGATCTACGGTTTCTTTATCGCTACCTTTTGTTGCTGAATCAACCACAGTGATTTTAACATTATTCTTAAATCCTGCAATACCCTGACCGTCCGCTAAGCCGAACTTTGAAATATTGTTTGCTTTAGATCCGGCAGTATCAAGATAAGTGACCTGAATAATATTTCCGTTTGCAGGGCGCTTACCTATAATATTATCACCAAAGTAAATTGTATAGTTGGTGTCGTGATCTTCTTCTAGAAAGAATACCGCAGAATTGCTTCTCAGTTCGATAAAGTCATCTGCCAGCGAATACTGTGTTGTTTGAGTATTTGAAGATGACTCCTGCACGGTAACCGTCAATGTAGATGTATCTACGTTGGAAGAAGGAATCTGAAATCTTCTGGATGTGTTATTTGATGTTACGGCAAACTGTCTTGTGACAGCCTCGCCTTGTTTGATAATGACATTACTAAAAACAAACGATCCATTAGACTTATGCGCCGTATTAGAGTTCATTGCTACAAAAGGATAGTTTATCTGATCTTTATCGGCACCTAAAAAGTTTGTCCATTTATCAAGAGTAATATATGCGATGCCTTGATCTTCTATAGGTCCAGGAGTTACAGTAATATTAACTCTTGCCTCGGCACCACGCTTTGATGTAGGCACATAGTTAATCAACTTAGCATGTGACAGAACATTATTACGAATTTGTGCGGTATCAAGAAATGATTCGTTAGCGGCCATATTCAGATAATAAGCATTGTAATAGGTATTGTATGCCAGAACGTCTAGCATAACTGACATACCAGAACCTTCAAAGTCATAATCTTGAAAAGTAGACTGACTTTTTAGATAGTTCTTCAGATTATTACGAATAGAGAAAAAGTCTAGGTCCGCAACTCTAAGGGAATTATTGGAAGTTGCCATGGCTATTAACGAATCCTTTCGAGAAACAATGTAGATACTACAGGTAGATTTTTATTTAAAATAACATACTCTAGACGAACATTAAAACCATACTCATCAGGATTATAAGATACCTTAACAGTCTGTAAACTAACTCGTGGTTCAAAGTTTTCAATACACAATCTGATGGCTTTTTCCAATTGAATCTGTGTAATTGATGTAGTAGGCTCAAATAATAGTCTAGGAATATCAGAACCAATATTAGATTGAAATGGTCTTTCATAATAATTTGTAAGCATCAGATTTCTAATAGAACGCTTCACTGAAGCCTCTCCCTTTAAGATTTTTACATCATTAGTGGATGGATTCATTATGAAATCCAGGTCTAAATCTGAATAATCTGGGTCTCTATTAATTTGTCTGATTGGCATAAAAGTTTCCTATTTTAGTTATTTATGCTCTATCTAATTGTTGAATCCAAGGATCGTCTTGTTCTTCTTGTGGCTGATCGGCTCTTGTTGCCTGGCGATCACCAACGCCCTCGGCTTGTGTGCCTGTTAGGAAGTCAAAGGCCATCTGTAGATTTAGGCCGCCGAATTGCTGACCCATACCACCAGCAAGATTAACATTACCAGCACCCGGATCGACATGAACATCCGATCCTACAATATGTGTGGTACCAGACAGACCGCCAACGTGAGTAGTTGAACCATCAAGAGCAGCAGTACCTTGTGCCTTAACATGAGTGTCTTGTTGAGATTTGATTTCAACGTTTTGCTGTGCGGTTTGAGAAATGTTTTGCTGAGCCTCGGACGAAATACTACCAGCATCTGCTTTTAGTTTAATGCCGCCGCTCTTTGTTTTGGTACTAATATCTTTTTCAGCAGTAGTGGTAATACCATTATTTTTTGACTCTGTAGTAATCTCTTCATCGGCTGTGTGATCGGTCTTACCACTTTCATGTTTAATAGTAACTTTCTTACCATCTTTTTCATATGACTGATCTGACTTACCGTCTTTAGTCTGCTGAAACATGTCACCCTTTTCATTATAGAGAGACATATCACCTTCATTAGGAACAGCGCCGTGCCAGCCAGCAGCACCACCAGTGAATAGTTTATCACTCTGAGATGCGACTGTCGTGGCACCTTTTGACGTATATGCAGCGGCTCCATGTGCTTGATAGTTGATAGATCCTTCAACTTTCTTATTAATGTTCTTGGCCTGTGTATCCATGTTACCACGAACATGTCTGTTCATGTTCTTAGCAACAACATTCATGTCACCCATCACGGTGAGATTATAATTCTTATGACAGGTAACATTGTAATCACCGAAGACACGTAACGAGGCATCACCTTTTACGGTAATATCTTGAGCACCAGAAATTGTAATACGATTTTCACCAAATGTAACTTCATATCTGGAATTGTGTGAGGTCATATGAACCGCACCATCTGGAAAGAACTCAAATCCAGAACCTGAACGGTGCTGAATGAAAAGAGATTCGTGTCCTTCAGTAGCATCCATACCGATGTTATTACCAGAACGATCTTTCATTGTCCAGTAATTAGGATATTCACCAGCACCTTGACCCTTTCGTGGTGTTTCACGAATGTCATATGGATCTTCTGGTGTTTCTTTTGCTTTGTTATTATTACTTTTCGCTGCCATGATTATTATTCCAAAAATTGAAGGTTAAACTGGTCTGTACCGACACCAACACCACTTTCATAGTGTTCTTTTTTCAAAGGCTCTCCACCTTCAGCCGTTTCTTTAAATATAGTATGTAACTTTTTGGCCGTTTCACTTTGATTCAATTTCTGATGCATTTTCTTTGCTTCTTTTTCTTGCTTGGGTGACAGTCTCTTAAACATTTCCTGCATAATCTGAGATGACTTGCCAAACATTTGCTGCATCATCGAGCCCATTTGACCACCCTGGCCGCCTCCTGCTCCAGAACTTGGTGCTTGTGAGCCTGCTCCACCGGGTGATTGCGCCGGGTCACTAATGACGTTTGCCCAATTATTCATATTATTCATGGTATTTCCGGTGTATATCGTGTCTATAGTACCGTCAAAACCAACAACCTGCTTGGCTACACCATGTGCGGTATCAAATGTATATTCTGTAGGCTTTAATTTTTCTTGACCAAATAAAGAAGTATCCCATTGAAGTCTCTGCATAACATTCATTAGGTCAGAAAGAGTTGTGACTTGTGATAATAAATCGGCCGCATTTCCTAAGTAAGTGTCCTCATCAACAACCGAACCAGTAACGAACTCTATACCACCACTTGTGTCAAGACCTTGAACTAACTTAGATAGACTATTAATCGCCGTACCTATATTAGGATCAACCTTACCCATAATATCTTGCATATAGGTGTTGCCTGTTGATGTTCCGCCGCCAGTAGCAGGAGGTGCTCCTCCACCTCCACCGCCTTTACCCTTACCTGCCAATCCTTGAAACATTTGTGCCATTGACATAACCTGACCAGCAAGTTGCTGCATCATTTGATTAGTCATCATCTTATCATTTTTAGTTTTAGCAGTAGGAACTTTCTTGACTTCAGGTTGATGAAAACCTGTCATCTGAAATAAAGCACCATGAATAGGCAGACCGTCTAGCAAGTCTAAAGAATGCTGCTCACCTTTTTCTTGTATCTTTCTAATCTTGGCGCCACGTTCTGTGGTCTCTTGAATTTTTGGTGGTATCTTTACAGGAATCTTTTCAGACTTCAACTGTTGCATGATAGGACCGTTCATAATATCATAACCACCGCCACCACCAGAACCGTCACCACCCTTACGAACTGTATTAGACATACCAAGGATGATGCCACCGGCTTCGCCAGCCTGTTTAAGAACATATACAATAGCACCTGGGTCAGGTGGTGACATTGACGTTATTTGACCAAATGAGGTAGGATTGACAGACAGTCCAGAGAACCACAAATCTTCTATGTTAACGTCCTGTTGAGAATGACGCATGGGATCAAAGATTGGTGAGGCGCCGTCTTGTCTTTCTGATGGACCTGTGGCACTATTCTTATTACCACCGGCGACAACCATTGGAGTAATTTGTCCATGTGGATGTGAAGGTGTAGAAACTTTTCCCATTTTATACTATTCCTCGTCCTACTGTTGATGATACGCAATCAAAGGTGGTTGTCGCATAACCACCCATTTGAATCCTGTGTGTTAGAGATGCAATTAGATATGTGCCTGATCCATATAGACGCCCTCCACCTGATTTATCTTTCCATTCAAAATTAATAACATCACCGGCATGTAGATTAGGATTCCATGGTGCTATCAATCTAAATGCAATCTTATCTTTTTCTAACAAACCCATTCTAGCCTGTCTTCTTAATAGATGCTTTTCAACATCGGTGTCACAACCATTTTGTTGTTGGGACGTGCCTTTGTTAGTCAATGACTGCTTAAAGTTACCGTTACGAATACAAGCCTGCATACTTCCGTTTAAAAAGTTACCTGTAGCATCTGATGGATTTATAAATGAACCTGCGTTGATATTATTACCGTTTTCATCTAGACCATTTAATAGGTCAGAAAGCAAATCATAATCACAAGGAAACATAAAATGAATTGCTTTATATTGTGAGGTAGGATCGTTATATGCTGCCCCACCTCTTACACCTGTTTCGCTGTGATAATATTTGTTAGGATTAGGTGCCTGTGAGCATAAACTCTTTAATGATCTAAAATGGTGAGTGGGCTGCCAGTTGCCACCTACTCCATATGTCATGTAGTGAATGAACGATGGATCATCACCGTCTAGTGCCATGTTACACTGTTGATTGACTACCTGAAAAGGATGAATGCATTCTGCAATATAGTCTCTTCCCGGACTAGAACTTTGTATATCTGGATTAGTTGCTCCTACGCATGTAGTGAGAACATATCTAACAACCTCTGATGGAGTGGTACAGTTCCAGGATTTACTGACCAGGTGTTGTGCATCTTCTAATAGAGATTTATCGCAGGCATGAAAGGTCATTTCTTCTGTCTGACCGATATTGATGGGCTGAAACTCTCTATTGTCTAGACGATATATCTTTTGATTAATAGACATACTATTACCTAGAGCATCATTCATGGTGAGTGTTAGGTCTTTACCCTTGGTATCTTCCCAATTTTTAAAAGTAACATTGTTATAAATCTGAGACTGAAATGTAGCGGATGTTTGTAGTCCAGGAGTCAATAGACTTTCGGTGCAAGTAACTTCTTTACAGTTTACCTGCGTATATTTGACGCCGCCTAACTCACCGCTCAATCTTACTAAACGAGCGTCGTCGTTAATAGCACCTCTAGATTGATTAGGATTAACGTCCAAGAATGCCATTAAACAAGCCTTCTAAGAAAAGTCTCAGGAACATTGTAAAGAATAACTTTCAACTCGTCTTGTATCTTGGCATAGTATTCTGCTTTAATAACCTTAATTGAACGCTTCTCATCATTTAGTCTTTTTTCATGTTCGTAACAAAACACTTTTTCACCTTTGATACTAACCTCAATAGGTTCTCCGTTGATAGTATATATTTCTGGTTGAATAAGTTCGCCTGTGATAGCCAGATTACCACGATCTAGTGATGCTCCAAACGCTTCACCATTATCCAAGTCAGCAAGCAAGTCTAAGGTTTCGTTGTCAGCATCATATTCGGTTGAGTCGGCCGTTCTATAGGTGGTTGATACCCAAGGCTCAAAGTAGCTGAATGGAATATCATCAGGCATATTTTCTGTCAGTCTCTCCTCATTAACTATAAATCTGGTAACAGACTCAAAACCTGTTCTGGTGTTTCGTCTTGTTATTACTTTTTCGTAATGATGTGGTGTTGTCAATGCGGCTTCAACTGATCCATATTTTCTTATGATGTATTGTGTGAAAGTAGAATAGTCTAATGGCCAATCAAACTGCGGATCAAAGATGTCATTTGCTAATAGTATCAGCCATGCACCGCCAGGATCTTTATAAAACTTTTCTGCTAGTATTTCTGGTGTGTCGCCTTCTTCTATATCATATACCATATAAGATGACAAGTTATTGACAGTTTCTTTGACAACAGCCAGACGCTGGAAGATGTTAGTAACCTCATCATACTTCGGCTGTAGTCTGTTATTGTTTATGTCATATTTGATTTTAGGAAATATGTCGTAGAAACTGCTTACAATCATTTCTTATCCCTTGATTACCCATTCGTCAATTTTTAGTTGAACTGCCTTTTCGTATTCTTCTGGCAATATCTGTATTATCTTAGACCTGACATGTGCAAATAAGTACCTGTGAACCGCCTTGGGCATCATGTCGTATATTCTCTTTGACTTTTCTAATTGAATGAACAGTTCTGCATTGATAGTGGATCTAGCAGAATCACTGGTTGTCCTAAATTCATTCACAGTCTTGATAAATTCTTTTCGTTCACCTGTAGGTAAATAGTGCATATTGACACCTAGAAATCCGTCTTTATACATCTTAATAGGAAACGTCATAGGATACTTGTCATATATTGTTAGTATCTCTTTAAGTTTCGGATCATACTTATAGAAATACAAACTGCCTATTGTTGGTGTTCCTGCTGCTCTGTCACTATTTAAAAGTCTTTTCTTAACCGTACCTGAAGTAAGGTCTATGGCCTTTTCATTAATCCATTTCGTTAATTCGTTTTGGGTATAGTCTGCCATGGTATTATTTATATCACTTTTTGAATAGATCCGCTTCTGTAATCAGCCTGAAAGTCCATCCTTTGTTGTTACAATACTCTTCGGCTGCTTTCCATTTTGCTTGATTGACACCCCAGGTAAAGACTTCGTTGATGTAACGTTTGGTCTTTCGTTTAGATGGCACAGGTTCTTGTGTCTGCCCTTTCGGCTTGACCTCTAATAAATATACCTGTTTCTTGCCGCTATTGTCATATGCTTCAACATAGAAATCTACAAAGTAACGATGCATACGGTTGTCTATAGGCGAAACATACGGTATTACTACCTCTTCGCTGCCCCAAGATATGACACTTTTATTTGTGTCGCACCAATCCATAACTCTTTTCTCCCAGCCAGATCGATATACAATGTTATTAGGATCACCTCTATACTTTTCAGGGTGTTTGGGTTTATAAAATCCTTGTTTGTAGTTTGCAGCCATAATGTACCTCACTAAATAATATGTAGTATTTTTGGAGTTATCAATGGGAACATATACATTTCCGACAGATATGCTTAATACAGGTGACTACGGTCATATGATAGTATTCAGTGCATATTCGCCGCAGTCCGCAAGAGCCGCCGCCCTCATAGAAGCAGGTACTACTCCTATTATACCTGGTGTTAATAACGGACAACCATTAGTCACTCCGCAACGTTCACTTCTTGATCAATTCTATTTGTATGTTCCTGGTGGTGGACAAGGCAGTAATCTGACATGGGCCCAAGAACACGAATATGATGAAGTTAAAATGTCCAGACTAGGAACAGGTGCCGCATCGGGCGCTATGTCTGCTATTCTAGGTATTGGTGCTTCTACTATAGGAAAAGCAGCAGCAGATGCCGCAGGTCTTTTTAGAGTAACAATCAATCCATATGTCGAGGTTCTTTATAGAGGCACAAAACTTAGACAGTATATGTTTTCGTTTATGTTTGCCCCTCAAAGTGAAGCAGACTCTAAAGAATTATATGGCACTGGTCCGGGAACAGGTTTACTAAACCGATTTAGATTTCATGCTGCACCTGACGCTGGTCCGTCAGGAGATTCTTTATTATTCAGCAGCCCGTCAGAATGGGAAGTAGACTTTTTATATAAAGTACCGGGTCCTAGTGGAGGGACGTGGGCAGAAAACAATAAACTGCCTAAGATGGCAAAAGGAATTATAAACCGAGTTGACGTAGACTATAGCCCTGATTCAGAATTTAGTACCTTTGAACAAGGCGATGCCACATCATCTCGTCTGTCCTTTACATTTACCGAGATGGAAATCATAGACAAAACAAGAATTGGACAAGGATTTTAAATGGCATATCAAGGTCCTAATCCTCCTACACAATTAGACATGGATAAAATGTTTAGTTCGCTTAATGCGAATGATAGTGTGGCCAAGGGTTGTAGATTTATAGTTAGAATTAATTTATCCGCACCACTGTTGCAACAGTTAAGATATCAAGATCAGGTAACGAATCATTTGTTATATGCCTGTGAATCCACTGAATTTCCTGGTCGTGGATTTCAAACAACAGAAGTTCGTTACTATGGTCCTAAGCAATTGATGCCTACCAACACAATATACGGTGAAGGTATTAATATGTCTTTTATATGCCGTAGCACATCATTAGAAAGACAGTTCTTTGATGACTGGATGGACATTATTAACCCGCCAACCAGCTATCACTTCAAGTATCCAAATCAATACTACACAGACATAGAGATATTTCACTTTGCTGAATACGGATCTCTGAGAGAGGCATTAGTAGGAGAGTCTGTTCGTGGCATACCGAGAACAGCTAATCCGCAAAACAAATATACACCAGAACCTATATACGGTTTTAAATTATTGAAGGCCTGGCCATCTTTAGTGGCGCCACAACAGGTTACATGGGTTGATGCGGATATTTTGAGATTACAAGTCACTTTCTCATATAAAAATTGGACCAGACAAGGCGACTCCGAGAAAGTTGCTGACAGAGTTTCAAGGAACTATGCTACTGAATAATGGAGTTATAATATGGCACTACCTAAGATTGATGTACCGACATATGATTTGTTTTTACCAACAAGAGAAGAGGCCCTCAAGGTTCGTCCGTTCAATGTGAGAGAAGAAAAACTATTGTTGATGGCCTTAGAGTCTAAGGACCAGAACGAAATAACAAACACCGTTAAGCAAGTTGTGAATAACTGTATTGTAAGCGGTAAGTTTGATGTTAATAAGTCGCCGTTCTTTGAGGTAGACTTTATCTTTATCTTCCTCAGAGCAAAGAGCATAGGTGAAAAGGTTGCAGTTAAACTAACCTGTAATAACGTTGTTGAAGATAACAAATGTGGCAATATTTTTGCTGCCGAACTAGATGTTAGTAACTGTGAACTTGTGAATGATAATCCTGTTCCTGACCTTATTGACTTAGGTGGTGGCAAAGGTGTCAAGATGAAATATCCAGGCTATGGTGCAATGAAGAAGATTGATGGTGGCCTTGATATCGACAGAACTGTTAACATTGTGGTCAATAGTATTGATTACATATATGACAATGAAGAGGTCTATTCAGCAAAAGATTATGGTAAAGAAGAGTTAAATGAGTTTGTTATGGGCCTGACAGAAGAAAACTTTAGAAAGTTGGAGGAGTTTATCGATAACTTTCCAACATTCGCTGTTAGAGTCGAAGCAACCTGTAATAAATGTGGATTTGAACATAAAGTGAGGTACACTAATTTCGCTGATTTTTTTCTCTGATAATGTCCTATGAAGGTCTAGTAGGGCATTTTAAAAATAACTTTTCGCTAATGCATCATCATAAGTGGCCGCTATCAGATGTAGAAAACATGATACCATGGGAAAGACAAATCTATATTGAAATGCTTGCTCAGTTCTTGAAAGAACAAGAGCAGAAGATGAAAGACCTAGAGAATGAACAAAAGGCGCAACTTCAAGCAATGCTAAGAAAAAAGATGTAGCAATAGATGGCAAAAAAATCAAACTTCAACAAACTCGCACAAATGAGAGAATCGGAAAGAGCAAGAGCCTTACAAGGCAATCCTGGTCTTCTTTCTGGTTTAACACCTACACAAATTGCAGAACTCTTTCCTGATTACTTTAAACGTGGCACACCTGACGTTGGTGGATTCTATGCTGCTATCTCTAAGGAGTCGGCAAAGAAACAACAAACTTGGCAAGGTAGTGTTGATTCACGTTTAGATCAGCAAGGTGGTATGCTGTCAAGAATGCGTAAAGAATATGCCGGTGAAGGTGGCGAAGGAAAAATCCGAAACATGGTCAAAGCACAAGAGGTTTATAACTATCTTCGTGCTAAGGGTGTAGATCATATTCATGCTGTTGGTATGTTAAATAACATAGAACATGAATCCGGATTTAATGCAGCAAGTAAGCATTATGACGTTAATGGACCTTCGGCAGGTTTATTTCAACACCATGATGTTGATGGCAAAGGAGGTAGATTTTCACAACTTAAAGCATTCACCAATGGTGACTGGAGTGACTGGAGAAAACAAGTCGATTTTGCTTTACAAGAAGGTGTTACAAAAAGATATCTAGCACAAAAATTTAACAGTGCAGAAGATGCTTCTGTATATTTTACACATAATTTTGAAAATCCTGCTAATAAAGAACAAGTTGCTGCTGACAGATTGAAAACTATTAAGACATTTGATAAATTTACTCAAACTGGTGAAACCACACCACAAGGTGCACAAGGCGACCAAAGAAAAGGACAAACACCTCAGCAACAAGCAGGAGCACCTACTACACCAGGTGCACCAGCAGGTGATACAACATCGCAAGCAGGTAAAGTTGTAGAAGGTACCAAGTTTAATGTTGTATCTGGTTACATCGTGCCTCAAGATAAATCTCTATATGATCCACGAAATGCTTCACAGTGCGCCACACTAGGTAAAGCATTTAATCCTGCTGTTGGTAGATCATCAGGATGGTCTATTGTTGATGGTGATATCAAAGCAGGACAAGTTGTAGCAACAAAACAATATAACAATCCTGGTGCTGATAGAGTTGGCGCAGGATATCACACAGGTGTTGCACTAACAGCACCAAACGAAAAGGGTGACTTTCTACTACTAGAACAATACAATGGATCTGGTGGTGCTAAAACAAGATGGGTAAACAAGAATAGTTATCCTATCGGCCACACAGGTCAAACAACATCGTGGGGATTAATCTCTTCTGGTGGTAAAGTTCATGATGAAATATCACAAGAGGCACTAGCGTATGGTGAGAAACTAGGTGGTCCTAATAAAGCGGCCGTTGGCACCAATTCAGGAACACCGGGTCAAGGTGGAGAAACTGCACCAGGTGTTGAAGGACAGGTTGAGTATGCGGGTGAGACTGGTCAAATAGGAGGAACTACTGTTGGTGAAGGAGAACAACAATCTGCATCATTAATGCAGCCTGTAGCAATGATGCAAAATCTAATGGGTATGATGGGCGGCATGGGCGGAGCAACCGCAATACCTCTAGGTCTAATCACAACAGCAATGGGATTTATTATGCCATTGATTGGTTCTATAGCAGGCGAAAGACTAACTGGTGAAGGTATGGGTGGTCCTGGTGCTTCAAAATTGCCTCATATCAATGTCAATCGTGCTACAATGGGACATAGAGGGCATCGTGGTCATAGAGGCAGCAGATCATCCACACAAACTACACAGACTACGGCTAAAACAACTACACAATCGGTACCTGCACAACCTGTAGATAATACACCTATAAGTCATAGAGCAGATATAGGTCATATGTCTGTCAAATATGAATCAGGTGGTAGGGGTGTTGAATCTATCTCTAGTGGAAGAAAAGACCCAGGCGGCGTATCATATGGCGAACATCAACTTGCTTCAAAAACAGGAACAATGGGAAAATATTTAAGATCAGCAGAATCAAAAGGATATTCTGAAAAGTTTGCTGGACTTAAACCAGGGTCAGCAGAGTTCAATAAAGTTTATAGACAGATAGCAAAGGAAGATCCAAAAGGATTCGCTAAGTCTCAACAAGACTACATTACGAGAACACATTATGAACCGGTATATCGTCACGCTAAAGCATTAGGATATAATGTGAATGATCCACGTGTGCAAGAGGCACTGTATAGTATATCGGTGCAGCACGGTGGTGCTAAAAAAGTTGTCAGTATGGCAAAATCTTCTGTTGATGCTGATCCTCAAAAGCAAGTTGAATCCTTGTTTGGTGCCCGCCGTCAATATGTGGCATCTAAAGGTATGAACTTTGATACAAGATACAAGTCAGAGAAGCGTGAAATTTTGGCTATGGATGTTACGAAGTATAAGCAAGACGAAATGCCAACACAATTTGCCGGCGCTCGACCAGAAACAACAACAGCGCAAGTAGGACCTGGTGCCACTACTCCTGCCGCAGCACCTATGATGCCTACACAAATGGCATCACAGCAAAAAGAAGAGAAGGGACTATTTCAACAAGCAAAAGAATTTGCTGGAATAGGTTCCACACAACCGGTAGCACAACCATCGGTGGGTACTACAGGCACACCCACAACACCGGCAGCACAACCATCGGTTACTACACCAACTTATGTTGCTCCTGGCACGCCTAGTGTTTCGACTAGTATATCAAATGCAGCAGCACCTGCTGCTCCGATTTCTAAGGCAGCAAGAACGCCTTTTGGAATTTATGCTAATCCATCAAAGACTGATATTATGAATCAATTCGGATATAGAAAAGAATTGAGTGCAACGCCAGTAACAAGCACATCTAATGTGCCTGCCGCACCTGCAACACCACCTACTGTGCTTGCACCAACAAAAGGTGCAATGATGCAAGCACCAGGGCCAGCGCCAGATACAACAGCAATGCAAATGAGAACACAAATGCAGACTGTTGCTATGGCACAAGCAGGTGAAGCACAAAGACCAATGCCTCAAATGCAACAAGTGTCACAGGTTTCTCATGTATTAAATCATGACCAGACGATGAAGATGATACAGAATCCTGCCGACAATCCATCGGTATATCGTGCATTTGCTAGAACAGCAACAGGAGAAGAATTACCAGGCGCACTAGGACACGGTCATTTCAGTAATGGTAATTCAGTAGCATAAAAAAGCCGGGGATTTCTCCCCGGCGATTGTCTTAGTCTTCTGCTAGTTTGCGGAACATAGCGAGGTCTTCATCCTCATCATCTTCTACAACCGGAGCAGTTGCCTTCTTAGCAGGCTTTGAGTCTGTAAAAGGAACATCATCGTCAGTTTCATTGAATGCCTTAGGTGCGGCAGCACGATATTCATCCGTAGCAGAACGAACTGGTGCACCAGATAGACCCATAACATCATCCAAACGGCGCTTCAATTCATCATAGGTCTTAAAGTTCTTACGATCAATAATATCCTTTAATGAATACTCGCCCTTCCAGATTGACTCCAGTTCATCATCATTCTCATTCAATGGACCGGCAGTTAGAAACACCGATTCATCATAGTTAGGGAATGAGATTGTGCGACCACCAATATTGACGTTCTGACGTGTCATCTTCAACTTGAAGTTGGCACCCTTCCACAAATCAAACGGATTGATACGTGGCTCTGACTCAAGGTCAGGATTCATCATCTTGGTAATCTTGTCAAAAATCTTCTTACCATACTTAAACAAGAAGACCTTACCTTCGTTCTCCGGATTCTTAGGATCACTCACCACATAGATGTTAGAGACATAATGCAGACGGCGCTTCTGGTCACGGGCTTGCTTACGTTCTGGTGAGTTATCATCCTGTGTTGAGTTCCAGAGTTGTGAGTTAAATTCAGAAACAGGATCCTTTTCATCAAAAGTCGTTAGAGACTTTTCAATATACCACTTACCTGTCACCTTGTTCTGAAAACCATGGTCGAAATAGCGAACGAATGGTAGAGCATCGTCACCATCGACTGCTGGACCAGGAAGAAAGCGAATAACTGCTAGAGCATTACCAGTCTTATCTGGTGTTGGCTTCCAATAGTTATCTGTGCTATCGTCCTTCTCGTAGGTG